TCTACCTTTCAATAGGTTTTGTGGCGATGCTGCTCTTAGGACAGTATCGGCTGATATTTCCAGAGATGAGCAAATTCATGTCGCCTGCAACTCTTTGGTATGTGCTGATATGGGTTTACGTCCTAGCGTTTCTTTGGACAAACTTAGGAAGGCTACTATAAACTGGATCTTTGAACCACTAAATGATATAGCACCTAATAAATATTTAAGCAGAAAATTTTGGACGGATTCAAGTGACCGTTTAATGTACGAAGGTAAAGCCCCAGAGCTTGCCGATACAAAGCGAGCTAGGATGCCCGCATTTTTTGAACATGCAAACACCAATCTACCCAAGTACGCTTGATTGGGGACGTATTCAAGTCATCGTTGATGAACTAGATGAACAGTTCCCAGACAAGTTTCCAGACCACACCCTATCAGAGAAAGAAATATCTTATAGAGCTGGTCAACTATCAATCATACGTATACTAAAAGAAAAACTTAAAGGAGAATAATTATGTGTGTCGGCCCTATTGCTAACCTCTTCGGAGGTGGACGATCAGCTCCCCCACCACCACCAACACCCGCACCCCCAACCACTCCTCCACCCCCAATGCCTATTCAACAGGCTCCTACAACAATGCCAGAAGCTCCTACTCCTACTCCTATTTCAGAGGACGAGACAAAGAGAAAGGCAAAGGTAAGAGCTAAGAAGAGACCTGAGAAGGGTAGAGGACAACGAGGTACTTCATCATTACAAACTAAGAAACCTGAGTCTGGTGGATTATCAGGTATCAATACCCCACAAGGTACTAACACTGGTTCTAGCGGTGGCGGTGGAGGATCATATTAATGAAGAACGCACGGCAACGATACCAAGAGTTATCGAGTCACCGTGAACAATTCTTAAATGTCGCTTACGAATGTGCGGAGTTAACTATTCCAACATTACTTATGAGAAACGAAGGTGATGCTTTATATCAAAGCTTTCAAACACCTTGGCAATCAGTCGGAGCCAAAGGAGTTACCACCTTGAGTTCAAAGCTCATGCTAGGGTTACTCCCTCCGTCTACCAGTTTCTTTAAACTACAACTAGACGATTCTAAACTAGGCGTAGAGATACCAGCTGAAGCAAAGAGTGAATTAGATTTAAGCTTTGCAAAGATAGAACGAATGATAATGGAAAGTATAGCTGCCTCTACAGATAGAGTACAGATTTTTGCTGCCTTAAAACATCTTGTTGTATCAGGTAATGCTCTTCTTTACATGGCAAAAGATGGTATGAAAGTATATCCATTGAATCGTTACGTAATCGAAAGAGATGGTAATGGTAACGTGGTCGAGATTGTGACTAAAGAAAGAGTCAGTAAAAAATTATTAGGATTACCAGAATTAGAAAAATTTAATTCTCCTAATGATGACTCTAAAGGTGACTATAAAGGTACAAAAGATGTAGATGTATATACATGTGTAAAGTTAGCTGATACTGGTTGGCGTTGGCATCAAGAAGCTAACGATACTATCTTACCTGACAGTGTTGGTAAAGCTCCAAAAGATAAAACCCCCTGGCTACCACTACGTTTTGTAACGGTAGATGGAGAAGACTACGGACGTTCTAGAGTTGAAGAGTTCCTTGGGGATTTAAAATCTTTAGAAGCATTGATGCAAGCTATTGTTGAAGGTAGTGCAGCTGCAGCGAAAGTTGTATTCACTGTCTCACCTTCTAGTACAACCAAACCAGCATCATTAGCTAACGCAGGAAACGGAGCTATTATACAAGGTAGACCCGATGACATAGGTGTAGTCCAAGTAGGTAAAACTGCTGACTTCCAAACTGCATATCAAATGATTAACATGTTAGAGAAAAGATTAGCAGAAGCTTTCCTTGTTCTCATGCCACGTCAATCAGAAAGAACTACTGCAGAAGAAGTACGTATGACACAGATGGAATTAGAAAGACAGCTTGGCGGCCTCTTCAGCTTGTTAACGACAGAATTTTTGATACCATATTTGAATCGTAAGATGCACACATTAACTAGATCTAAACAGATACCTAGCGTACCTAAAAATCTAGTCAAACCTACTATAGTTGCAGGTATAAATGCACTAGGTAGAGGACAAGATAGAGAAGCTCTCGTACAGTTTATTACTACTGTAGCCCAAACTATGGGGCCAGAAGCTTTAGCTCAATACATGAATCCTGATGAGGCTATTAAACGTCTTGCAGCAGCTCAAGGTATTGACATTCTCAATCTTGTTAAGAGCATGGAAGAACGTAATGCAGAGCAACAACAAGCAATGCAAGCACAACAGATGCAATCCATGACTAACCAAATGGGTCAGTTAGCAAGCACTCCTCTAATGGATCCACAGAAAAATCCACAAGTCATTGAGGCAGTGAACTCAATGGTGACTGGTAGTCCACCACAACCACAGTAATTATGGCAGAAACAATCCGCTACGACACATCAGATGATCCTGTAGCAGCACAAGCAATAGCAGAAAAAGAAGCTGAATCGTTAAAGATCGGTGAAGAACTTATGTCTAAGCAAGATAAAATGCTTGCTGGAAAATATAAGAATCCTCAAGATTTAGAGGCAGCTTACCTTGAACTACAGAAAAAATTAGGTGAGTCGGAACCTGCATCAGAAACTACTGCAGCTGAACCTGAGTCAGAATATCAAATGTATTCAGATGATGGAGCTGTGAATTATGACACTGCAAATGAATTGTATGGTGAACAACTAGGTTCTTTATTTAAAGATAATAGTATTGACCCATTTGAAATGAACAAATACTTTGCAGAGAATGAAGGTACATTAAGTGAAGATATGTATGCTCAACTAGGTAAGGCAGGTTTAAACAAAGAAGTTGTTGATAATTACCTTACTGGAGTTAGGAATGAAACTGGCATACAGGCTGCTGAACCAGTATTAAATGAAACTGAAATTTCTGAAATCAAAAGTATTGCAAATGGTGAGGAAGGCTACAACGCTCTTATGGAGTGGGCTGGTAATAACTTAGAAAAACAAGCACAAGATGATTATGATGCTGTGCTTAAAACAGCAAATAAAACAGCAATACAATTCGCAGTCAAAGCACTTATGGGACAATACGAAGATTCACAAGGACGAGATTCCAAAATAGTTACTGGCAAAGAGTCATCTACTGAAACTTACAGGAGTATGGCAGAGGTTGTCAGAGATATGAATAAACCAGAATACCAAAATGATGAAGCGTTCAGAGATGATGTCATCAGAAAATTATCCGCATCAAACTTAAAAGTATAGGAGTTAAAAAAATGCCGATGGGAAAAGGGACTTACGGAAGTAAGAAAGGTAGACCTGCTAAGAAGATGAGCAAGGGTATGTCAAAACTACCTGCAGCTGTACGTAAAAAAATCTTAGGTAATAAGAAAAAGTAATGGCTGTCAAAAAGAAAAGTGTCAGTCTTAAAATGGGTAAGCATAAGTCTCGCTCAGGTGGACTGACAGCAGCTGGTAGGAAAAAATATAACAGAGCTACTGGCTCAAATCTAAAAGCCCCACAACCTCAAGGTGGTGCTCGTAAACGCTCCTTCTGTGCTCGCATGAAAGGAGTCAAAGGGCCAATGAAAAAGCCCAACGGTAAGCCAACCCGTAAAGCTTTGGCACTACGTAAATGGAAATGCTAACATGGCTAAACGAGGATTGTATGCAAACATACACGCCAAGAGAAAGCGTATCGCAGCTGGCTCTGGTGAGAAGATGAGAAAGGTAGGGAGCAAAGGAGCTCCTACAAAAGCAAACTTTAAAAGGTCTGCTAAGACCGCTAAGAAAAGATAATTGAAAGATTTATATATCTATCTAACTTTACTTACAAACCTATTTATTTGCTCTGGCGTTATACGTCATTGGAATAATATACCATCAAAACAACATGACACCACAGAACATTTTTCCAAACGAAACACCCCCAAGACCTATGAACCATAACCATGAACACGACCAGTGGCACGTTGCTGAAGAAACTAATGGCAGGTTTGCCATGCTTGGCTTTGTTGCTGCTCTCGGCTCCTACATATTCACAGGACAAATCATTCCAGGAATCTGGTAATCCATACTACGACTCTCATACGAGGTGGAAGATGTCGTGTTTTGACTTCGAGCTTGCTAAGATCGGGGTCTTAACTGATGAGAGTCTGGATAGACAATCTCAACTTAATCTTATAAATTTTTTTCTCTCTAAAGTGGAGAAGGAATGTTCACACATACAAATTAATTAAATGGCTGCAATCTCATTACAAAGAGAAACAACCAATAACTGGCAGAGTTTCTGCAAGTGGGTAACAAGCACAGACAACCGCATTTATGTTGGTTGGTTTGGTGTACTTATGATCCCTTGCTTACTGGCTGCTACAACTTGTTTTATTATCGCCTTTATCGCTGCACCTCCTGTTGACATAGACGGGATTCGTGAACCAGTTTCTGGCTCTCTTCTCTATGGAAACAACATTATTTCAGGGGCAGTTGTCCCGTCATCAAACGCCATCGGCTTGCACTTCTACCCAATCTGGGAAGCAGCAACCCTTGACGAATGGCTCTACAACGGTGGGCCATACCAACTTGTCATCTTTCACTTCCTTATCGGTGCAGCATCTTACATGGGACGCCAATGGGAACTTAGTTATAGACTAGGGATGAGACCTTGGATATGCGTAGCTTACTCAGCTCCAGTATCAGCTGCACTAGCAGTATTTCTTGTCTATCCTTTTGGACAGGGGAGCTTCAGTGATGGTATGCCTCTTGGTATTTCTGGTACTTTTAACTTCATGTTTGTATTCCAAGCAGAACACAATATCCTTATGCACCCGTTCCATATGCTCGGTGTTGCTGGGGTATTCGGTGGAGCTCTTTTCGCTGCTATGCACGGAAGTTTGGTTACTTCCTCAATCCTTAAGGAAACAACAGAAGAAGTATCTCAGAACTACGGCTATAAGTTTGGTCAAGAAGACGAGACTTATAACATCGTAGCTGCACACGGTTACTTTGGTAGACTTATATTTCAATATGCTTCTTTCAATAATTCTCGTGCTTTACATTTCTTTCTTGGTGCTTGGCCCGTGGTTGGCATATGGCTCACAAGTATGGGAATCTGCACAATGGCTTTCAACCTTAATGGCTTTAACTTTAACCAGTCAATAGTTGACACTAATGGTAAAGTTATTCCTACATGGGCTGATGTTGTTAATAGACAGAACCTTGGAATGGAAGTCATGCACGAAAGAAATGCACACAACTTCCCATTAGACCTAGCGTCTGCTGAATCTACTTCTGTAGCTCTTACAGCACCTGCACTAGGCTAATAGTCACGTCCGTTCATCCTTCGGGACGCATGAAACCTAAGCATGGAACGGGGCTTAGGTAGATGGAGATTACCATGAAAGTAACTTTCGTTTATCGTGGCATCACTTACACAAAATTTGTTAAGTAAGTGAAACGGGGGGGAGCACCTCAGAGTCGGACTCCCCTCTAATTGGTAAAAGCCTCTACGGAGACACCTTTTGCCGTCTGGACGGTAGGGATAGACCTACAAACAGCTTGAGTCTTAGCTGATACATTTAAGATTCTAACAATTCTAGATCTAGAGACGATACATATAACCTACAAAAATAATGGCACAACAGTCAACAAATAATCCTAGCTCACAAACCTTTCTGGGTAGGATAAATACTGCGACTAACGCTACAAATAACAGAGATTTATATCTTAAATTATTTTCGGGCGAGATGTTTACTGGCTTCCAAAGGGAGACTATAGCTAGAGATCTCGTTATGAAGCGTACACTTACCAACGGTAAGAGTTTGCAGTTCATCTATACTGGACGCACAAGTGCGGAATACCACACTCCTGGCAACAGTATATTAGGAAACTCTGACAAAACTCCTCCAATAGCAGAAAAAACTATTACAGTTGATGATCTACTCATCAGTTCTGCATTTGTATATGAGTTAGATGAGACACTAGCACACTATGAAATGAGAGGAGAAATTTCCAAGAAGATTGGATATGCTCTTGCTCAAAAGTATGATAGACTTATCTTCAGAGCTATAGCAAAAGGTGCTAGACAGGCTTCTCCAGTATCCCTAACAGGATTTGTAGAGCCAGGTGGTACACAAATTCAAGTTGGTGCAGGTTCTGACGCTGACGATGCTCTTGATGATGATAAACTTGTAACAGCATTTTATGATGCTGCAGCAGCTTTAGATGAAAAAGGAGTTTCTGATGATGGTCGGGTTGCCGTACTAAACCCACGTCAGTACTATTCACTTATAAAAGGTGCAGGTTCTAACGGACTAATTAACAGAGACGTACAAGGTACATCTTTACAAAGCGGAAATGGTGTAATTGAAATTGCAGGTATTCAAATCTACAAGTCAATGAACGCTCCATTCTTCTCTAAGTATGGTACTAAGTATGCTCCATCTTCTGGTGCATCAGCTGGGACTGACCTTGCTACAAGCGATCCTGGAAATACAGGTTCATTCGTATCTGAAGGTATCGAAACAGCTAATACAGCTACAGGCAACAACTACGGAGCTCGTCAGAACTACGGTGCTGCCTCTAACTTTGCAAACACATGCGGACTTATCTTCCAAAGAGAAGCTGCAGGTGTAGTAGAAACAATCGGCCCACAAGTTCAAGTAACTTCTGGTGATGTTTCTGTTGTTTACCAAGGCGATGTCATCCTAGGAAGACTAGCTATGGGAGCAGATTACGTGAATCCTGCAGCTTGTGTAGAATTGTTCGCAGGAACAACTACAAAGCCATCAGCTTTCTCATAATTATTCATTTATATGGGGACTTCGTGTCCCCCTTTTTTATATGGCACAAATATCTTACGGAGTGTCTACCGAACTAGATGCTGTAAATTCAATCCTGATGAGCGTTGGAGAGACCCCAGTTAATACATTAACGGTGCAAAGCCCCGAAGTGGCTATAGCACAGAAGACTCTAAGGCAAGTCTGCCGTGAGATACAAGCTGAGGGATGGTCATACAACACAGAGAACGAATATCCAATAGACCTCGACACAAACAACCAATGTATTATACCTAACAATGTACTACAATTAGACCTTAACATCTTTCAACATGGTAAAGACTATGATGTTGTTAGGCGTAGTGATAATGGTGTACTAAAAGTATACGATAAAAAAGGTCATACATTTACATTCCAAAATTGCAGTAAATTATATTTCGACATTGTTTGGATGGTAGACTTTGAAGATTTACCACAAGCATTTAAGGACTACATTACCACCAGAGCTTCCAGAATCGCCTCTAACCGTATGGTAAACAGCCAGCCATCTGCTAAGTTATTAGAGACAGATGAAGCTGCTGCGAGGGCTTTAGCGGTAGAGTACGAAATGAAGCAATCAGATCATAATATATTTAACGACTATCAGTATCAACAAGATGCTAATACCGTATACAAACCATTCAAAGTATTAAGAAGGATGTAATGGCAGCAATCAACCAACGTATTCCAAACTTTCTAGGGGGTGTATCTCAACAGCCAGATAAGATAAAATTTCCAGGACAGTTAAGAGTATGTGATAACGCTGTTCCAGATGTTACATTTGGTTTGAAGAAACGTCCTCCTGCAGAGTTTGTAGGAACTCTTACTAATGCTACTGCTAGTGGTCATTGGTATGATATTATAAGAGATGGAGATGAAAAATATATAGTACAGATTACACCATCTAATAGTGGTGGCATGCCTATAAGAGTATGGGATCTTGCAGATGGTACTGAAAAATCTTTGACAAATTCTAGTGGAGATTCGTTATTTACGTATTTAGCTGGAGCTACGTCAGCCTATTCAGTTACTACAATTCAAGACTATACTATTATAGCTAACCCAAATAAGACTGTAGGTAAAACTACTGCAACCACAAGTGCCCCTCTTCTAAATGGAGACTACTCATATGCAAGGCTTGATACCGTTGCTTATAATACTGAATATATATTATATAGTGGTACAGCTCCCTCACCCAACACTTTCTATAGGGTTACTTCTGTAAAGGTAGATAGGATGTCTGGGGGTAGTGCTCAAGGGCCAACCTTTAATGACACTAATGAAAATCAATCTTTAGCAGGTACACTAACTTGGTCATTTACTGGAGGTAGTGCAGTTACTACATCTGGTGCTGAAGTAGGTGGTACAAATATTACAGAAAATATTGAAGGAAGTTTACAAGTAAATGGAAACTCTTACATTGCTAATAATACTCCTAACTATGATGGAAGCGGTACTGCGTCTTCTAATTTTTTAGGATACACACAAGACTATGATGTACGGTACACAGCTACAGTTGCATTAAAAGATGGTGGTTTAATTAAAACTACAAACCAATCTACAGCTGAAGGTTTATTTATAGACGTAGCTATGGAAGGGCAGACTTACAGAATATCAGTTGAAGCTGTTGAACCAGTGACAACATATCAAGATGTCTCTGGCATAGCTTATTTTAAAACACCAAAGAATCCAACTAATGGAGCTATATCTATGGCTACTATTCTTACTGGATTAAAAACTGCTGTTAATAGTTCTTTAGCTAACGTGACTGCTGAAGTTATAGGTAGTGGTTTATTTCTCAATGGTACAGCTGCAGATGGTGTAAACTTTCTTGGTGGTGCTGTAAACGAAAACATGAGTGTCATAGGTCAGAAGGCACAGGATATTAGTAGACTACCAGCTATGTGTAAACAAGGCTATGTAGCTCAAATATCTAACACTGCTGATTTAGATACTGATGATTACTATGTAAAATTTGAAGCAGATAATGGTACGTCTGGAGCTGGTAGTTGGGAAGAAACTGTAAGGCCACACAATTTTGATGGCTCAGGTAGTGACCCAATGTTAAAAGGTTTAGACCCCGCAACGATGCCACATGCTCTTATCAATAATCGTAATGGTACATTTACTTTTATAAAATTAGATGAGGCTACTGCTAATAGTCAAAACAATGTTAACTATTGGAAAGAAAGATTTGTGGGTGATGATGTATCTAACCCGTTCCCTACTTTTACTGGTGGCACAGTACAACAAATGTTTTTTCACAGAAACAGATTAGGTTTTATTTCTGGTGAAAACGTAGTGATGAGCCAGCCAGGAAATTATTTTGATTTCTTTATTGTCTCTGCTATATCTGCTAGTGATGATAATCCTATTGATATAACTGTATCTGATATTAAACCTGCATTTATTAATCATGTACTACCTATACAAAAAGGTATGATGATGTTTAGTGATAATGGTCAATTCTTATTATTTACAGAGTCAGATATATTTAGCCCTAAGACTGCTAGATTAAAAAAGGTAGCTAGTTATGAATGTGATTCTACTATACAACCAGTTGATCTAGGTACATCAGTATTATTTACTTCTAATGTTGCAGCATATGCTAGAGCATTTGAAGCTACTATTATAGATGATGATACACCACCTCAGATCATAGAACAAACTAGGGTTGTACCAGAATTTTTACCAAAAGATATTACAAAATCTGCTAATTCTACAGCTGTAGGTATTGTAACTTATGGTAAGAAAGGAGATAGTACAGTATATCACTACAAATACTACAATACTGGACAGAAACGTGAACAGTCAGCGTGGTATAGTTGGACATTAACAGGCACAATACAGCATATGTTGTATACAGGTGGTAGTTTTTTTGGAGTTACACTACATGATAACTCTTATAAATTATGTAAATATGAGTATGTTGCAGATGCTAATAGTAATAGAACCTATGTATTAGGTGGTACTGCTAGTGATGTGGGTTCTCCACTTAAAACAGCAAGATGGTTTGAAGCACATCTAGATAACATGACTATAGCTACAAACGTAGCTGGCACAGCTCAAACAACTACAGCTCCAGAGAAAACTGTCCTTACAATACCATATACCCCTGCAAACACTACTAATTTGTTTATGGTTGGGTTGTCTGGAAATGACAGTGACGGTAATCCTATAGCTGGTACTGTTAGAGCAGCTGATGCTGTAGGTAGTAATACTGTGACATTTAACAATATAAACCTACATAGTGCAGCTAAGGTTGCTGTAGGATATAAGTATACAAGTATTATAGAACTACCAACATACTATTTAAACGTAGGTCAAAACGTATATGATACTGATGGAGACCTAAGAATATCTGGCATCAACTTTGAGTTAGGTGTAGGTGGCCCTGTAGAGTTTCATCTAACATCACCATACTCTTATGTAGATGCTAGTGGCAATGTTACTAAAGACATAGACGATTATGTACAATTTGAGTCTGGTATATTATCTAATTCTAGTGTATTTGATGAGCCTCCTGCAGACTTAGCTAAAAGTGTGCGAGTACCAGTACAACGTAAGAATGAGAAATATACATTACAAATACAAATCCCCGACCCTTTTTCTACCGCCATAATCTCAGGAAGCTGGGATGGCATATACCATAATAGACGACATGTACGAAGGTAAGTATATTCAGACTTGCACACCAGAGTTAGCTCTAAGTGTAGGTCTGACCTTACGCTATGAAGATAGACGTGAGGCAGAGGAAACTTCTGGTTTAAGTGCAGAGGCTTCTATAATTGAATCTTTTTTTAATTCTACATATTCTGTATATTTTAAGGTTCCCAACGGCAAGGCTGCTGGAGTGGCAGGAGTGACTCCCAACAATTTAATATGGATGTTATGTACTGATGCTAGTACAGAGTATCCACATACATTTGTAAGGGAAGCCAAACGCTGGGTAAACAGTTTACTCAATCCTTATTTATATAATCAAGCAGATATGCGAAATGAATCACATATAAAATTACTAAAACTTTTAGGTTTCACCTTTGTCAACTATCATGTCTACAACAATGTCCCTCTTATAACATTTATAAAACCATGTGTACGGTAGCAGCTTTAGCTATTGGACTCGGTGGTGCTCAGGCTGTCACTGGAATACAAGAACAGAATAGGCAACACCGTGCTCAGGTCGATGCCGTAAATCGCAGCAATGCGATGGCACGACAAAAATATATTAACGACATAACTATCTCAGCTTATAACGATCAACGTAAAGGTGAGGTATTTACAGCACAACTACAAGCTGATGCTGCAGCAAGATCTGCATACTATCAGCAAAAAAACATTAATCAAATAGAACACAATAGAGCGTCAGAAGCAGCTCAAGCTGAGTTAAGAGAAAAAGTAAATAAGACTATGTTTGAAAGTCAAACTAATTTAGCCAAGGCTGTTAAAGCACAAGGCAGTATTTTAGCTAGTGGGCAACAAGCTGGTCAATCTATGATGTTAACTATTGACGATATTGAAAGAGAATACGGTATGGCATCTGCACAATTAGATGCAACCATATTTGATGCAACAAGGGCATATGGTATTAAACAATTTGGTCTAGACTTAGATCATTATGCAGCCAACACATCGGCTTACAACAACATATCAACATCTGCTCATGTAGCTCCAACCGCTTCATTCATGACACAAACACCGATTGAACAGAAGGCTCCACCTAAACCTTCACCACTTGGCCCAATACTCAGTGGTATATCCACTGGACTAGGAGCAGCAACAACTCTTGGTGGCGAAGATTATTTTAAAGACATGTTTTAATTAACAATAACTAAGGTTATGACATACTCAGGTAGTACAAAAAACTCCTCATATAGCAAGAGAGTCTATAATACAAAAGACAACAAAGATCTTGCAGAATACGCTAAGGCGTTAGAATCACAAAGAAAACAAACTGTCAAAGAGTTTACAGCTGCATCTACGGATCAGCTAGGAGAACTTGATAGACAAGACAGTATACAAACCAGCAACGACAAATTTCAAATACAACAGTTATCTAAATTTAGTGATACATTAAATGACTTTTTAGATACAGCTGCTAAAACTGTAGGTAAAGGATACATTGATGCCAAGCGTCAAGAAGGTGTAGAACTTTACAGAAGGTACGAAGCAGGTGATGAAGAAGCTATAGCTGAAGTAGAAGGTGATGCAAAAGAAATAGAAGAGTTAAATGAAAAAGTTAAGAACATGTCTCAAAAGATTAATGAATCTACTGAGGCATTTCTTGACAGACAAAACCAAGAAAATATATCATTACAAGATAAATTAAAAGCACTTAATGTTAGAAAAATGGGTGCTAATGTACGTTGGGGTTTTGTAAGAGCTCAACTACAAGAAGCAGCTCAAGGCTACAAAGCACATCTTATTGATGAATTATCAAATAATGAAAATACATTTACAACTCGTGATGGTACTGAATATAAGATAAATGATTACTACACAGTTCTTAACTCAGATCATAAAAAAGAAATTGAGAACCATGTAGAAGATCAATACATTGCAAACAACAACCCGTTTGGTGCTGCAGATACAGTTAGAAATTCTTATCTTACTGCAAGTGTTGTAAAATCTACACAAGAGTTTAGAACTGCAGAATTTAAACAAGAGTTAGCTAGAACTGGTGAAACAGAACAAAGTGATAGAATTAATAAACTTATCACTGCAGCTGAAAACTTTGGGCCAGAGGTTCCGTTAGTAGACGGTAAATATGTTGACGTTAAGCTTATAGCTGTTGTCGATTCTATTAATGATATATTAATAAATGGGCCAGGAAGTGAAGCTCTTATTGGTTCTACTGTTAGTAGATTTAAAGCTAACAAAACAAGACTTATTGAAGGTATAAAAAGTGCATTATCTGCTCTTGATCCAGAATCAGCAGCCGACTATGTAGAGTTTTTAAAAATGGAAAATGGTTTTGAAATGGCTGGTATGACTGGTGATTTAGAAACTTTAATGGCAGGAGACTTAGATCTTGACCAATTACTTATTGACCATAATAATAAAACTAGATTAAATCAACAGAAAATAGATGAAAGTCTAAAAGCTGAAGTCCAATTAAAAATTAAACAATCTCAAAATTTATATTATAATAATGTTATAAATGAAGATACTGGTGCTCCATATACTATAATGGACATTAAAGAAATAGGTCTAGGTATGTTAAGTAATGATCGTTACGATGATATAGATTTAATACCTACAATACAAAAACTTGCTAATTTTGATCCTATTGAATTAAATAATAAAGCATCTCGTGTAAAGTATAATGAATTAGTAGGTAAAAATGGTTACGTTACAAATGAAGATTTAATTGGATTTGATGCCACATTTAGAAGTGACATATTAGAAGATCATAAAAAGAATGGTGGTAAGTATAAATATAAAACAAGCCATATTTGGTCAGAGATGGGTAGTGAAACGTGGGGTACATTAGTAGATAATAGTCTTAAAGATATAAATGGTACTATTACAAGTAAACTTAGAACTAGCCTTACTGAGACTGGCGATGATATTAAACTTGGTGCAGCTGAAGATGGTGCAAAAGCATATGTATTAAAATTAGCTGGTGCAAATTATCTTAATGGTGATAATCCAGAGGTTGCTTTAGCAAACGCAATAGCACAAGCTGAATCAGAATTAACAACAGGTACAGGTATTTTTGCAACAGATGCAGAAGGTTTTACAAGTGCATTAATGAATCCAAGTATTATCCCTGCTAATGAAAAAATAGGTAACATATTAGCCGATGGTACAGCAGCTAGCGAAAAGTTAGATGTACTACAAGAATATGCACCTGACGGGGATCATATTAGAAACGAAATTATTATACCAAAAAATAGTTCTTTACTTACTCCAGAGTATGATAAGGGAACTGGTAAAATTAGTTTTTTAGATAGATCACTTATGCAAATAGCAGAGTTTAGTGAAACAGGATATACAGCTATTGATGTTTTAAACTTACAAAGACGTAAACATGGTTTAGAAGATATACCATTATCAGACTTTTCTCCAGAACTACAGGCAGTACATACAGCTGTAAAAGATAAATATAAGCATTTAGCTAAAGTATTTTCTAGTGATGCTGAAGGATTCTCAAGAGCTATAGATGAATTAGGTGCTATTGATCTTAATACACTTGCTAATTCTATTGTAGTAAATATTGAAAATCCTGTATTTGAAGGTGATTTAATCTCAGTGTTAGAAAGAGAAGGTATTGATAAAGGGGATTATGATAATGATGCCCTAGTTCGTGAAAAAGTACATCGTTTACAAATTAATCATTTACTTAAACAGGCAGTTAGTCAAACCAATGATAAAAACCAAGCTATTCTTATGGTAGCTACTGGTATGAGATTTGGTGAAGGTTCTATGAATGATTATGGTGAAGGTAGTATATATGATAATATAGATAACGATAAGTCTGATTATGCTTTTGATGTACTTGATGGTTACTACTCAGGTGATACAAGTAAACTTCTTGGTAAGTATAATAAAGATAGTCTTAGTGTATCTAATTCTAGAGACTTAACTAAGTTTGAAGAAAAATACAATCTTGAACCTAATCTTGTATTAGAAAATTTACTTGATCTTGACGAGACATCTGGTGTAAACTTTAAAGACTTTGACAGAAACGCATCTATATATAAGTTATTAAAAGATATGGAACCACCTAAAGATATAGTAATTAAGAGTGATGGTTTCTTTGGTAATAGTGTTTCACATAATCCTTTATGGGATAAATGGAATAACAAAGTTAGAAAATGGGAAAACCTTAACAGAGTAAATGAAAAGATAATAAATGGTGTAACCATATCTCCAATTACTGATAGGGTTGACTACAATAACCTTGTTAATATGTTGATAGCTCAAGAAAAGTATGACGGTAACAAAGATATTGTTTACCAAGATTCACCTGTGTTACAATTTAGAAATGATTGGAATGAACAAAATTCTGACAGATTAGAAAAATCAACTAACAAAAATATAGATAAACTTAGAAAAGAAAGAGATATATACATTATAACTAATATTAGAAAGTATTTAGGACTTGACTCATGACTGACAGTTTAAGACCAATTTCCTCATATGATATGCCAACTGACAAACAGTATGAAGAGCTTAATGAGTTAGGTAAAGAGTTTTTAGAGGAAAGAAACGTCAACAAAGCGATTGAAGCTGAACAAAAACAACAAGAACAAGACCAAGGATTTATAGCTGACGGGCCAGGCAGGGCTTTACAAGAAATTGTATCCGTGCCTTTAGGTGGTGCTGTAGATGCTGCAGAAAGTATAGGATCATTCTTAGATCTTAGTGGTGACACTCTTAGTCTAGCAGCTGGTAGTTTGTTTGGTTTTGGTACAAAAGAAGAAGAAAATCCTTTTAGTGATAGATACGAAAAAGGTAACTGGATAGATATACCAGATCAATTTACACCTGAGACAAAAACAGGTCTTGGTAAACTGATGCGGGGTATGACAGAGTTTGGTATTTTAGCTGTATTGACTGCTAAGGCAGGAGCTGCTGCAAAGGCAGGTATTGCTGCTAGTGGTGCTATGAAAGGGTTGAGTGCTGGTACAAAGCTAGCAGGAGCTGCACAGCGATTTAAAGCTGGTAGTAAACCCATACAATTTTTAACAAACCCTAGAGCAGCAAAATTTGCTAAAATAGCAGGTGAAGGTGGTATGGCTGACTTTATTATGAATGATAGTGAAGAAAGCAACATAGCAAACCTTATAGATCAATATGCACCAATGATTCCATTTAGTGAAGCATTGTCTGTAAATGAAGAAGATAATCCTTGGTCTGCTAGAATCAAATCAGTTACAGCTGGAGCTGGTGTAAACCTTGTAGGCCATGCTTTAGTAGGTTTTTTAAAAGGTAAGTTTGCTGCTACTAAAAAAGCAAAAGAACTTATAGAAGAACAAAAACTACTACAAGGCACAGGAGATCAAAAACTTTTACCTAGATCTAAAGATCTTGTAGGTGACAACTTTGTTATTAAAGATTTTTATGATGAAGCTATAACTACAGCTAATGCTGAAGGTAATAGAGTTATGTATAATTACATTCGTAAGAATGATACAGATGACATAATTAATGCTAAAAAAGAAGCTGACAAAGCTTATGCCGAAGGTAAAGGTTTTAGAAATTCAGAAGATGTAGATAATTTAGATTTATATTTAAGAAAACATCTGACAGAAGAAGATTACGAAGAAGCCCAACGACTGTTTGCGGGGGAAGAGTTAAACAAGGATATTACTATAAAAGGTGATCCTGATAACATAGATCCTGTGACGGGTAAAGGTGAAGCAGATCGTGTCATTAAAGCAGAAAATCGTATAACTGACACTCGTGGTAAAGGTACATATTATCATGGTACTGCTACTGAAATAGATAAATTACAAGGGCCATATGACGGTGATGCTTACTACGGTGAGGCTAAACCAGGATTATTTGGGTACGGTTTTTACACCACAGATGATATAATTACTGCTAATAAATATAAAAAGAAAAATATTAAAAGTACTAGAGCAGAATTAACTGACCCGTTAGTATACAAAACAAGACAAAAACAAGAAGTAAAGTTTTATGATCTTGATGAAGATATGAGTCCCCTTATATATAAAGAGTTAGATGATTATCTTAAAGAACAAACATTACCAGATGGTACTTTAAGACATGATGATGCTGCAGTAGTTTCTGATACTTTAGCAGAGTTAGGTAGAGAAAATGTAACTCTTGGTGAATTTATTAGAGTAAGTAGAAAAATTGCTACCTATGATTATGATATGTATTCATATGAACATGCAGAAAGTATATTACAAATAATTGAAGATCGTCTAAAAAAAGAAGGTTTTGGTGGATATACTCACCAAGGTGGTTTATATGCTGGTAAAGGTAAACGTAAACATCAAGTACAAATATACTGGGATCCTGCAAATCAGTTAGAGTTAGGTAGAACAACTACTGAAAATGTTACTCTACAAGATTACATCGACCTTGCATTTAGAAAAGGTAGATCTGCTAATGACCCTTGGCTACCAGAACAAGGCATGAGTGCTGCACAGGAACGAGCTAATAGATTCCGTAAACCTGATCCAGATGTTAACCCTCAAAAATTTAGTCAAACTGAAAGAGCTGATTATCGTCAATCAACTGATACTGATAATCCATATGTAGAATATGTTAATGAGTCTACTAAAAACTTTAGACGTGAAGGCAGACCAGTAGGTTCTACTAACATGTCTACTAATGCTCATACACGTAGAATGACCCAAGATGATGCAGGTTTACGTAAGTTTGCTACAGAAATCATGGACAACATTACTGAGCAAGCATTTAGGCAGATTGACAATGCTATGCCGTTTAATGAAATACGAGAGATGCAAATTGCTGCAGCTCAAGAAATTATTGACATTATAGGTATAGGTGGAACAGAAGGTCAACAGGCTTTGACACGGTATCTAAACGCAGATCTTGGTACAAAGAAACTAGATGTTAGTGATATAGCAGGACGTAAAAACTTTATATTTTGGGATTTTGACGGTGACAAGGTTATAACTATTACACCTCAGATGAAAAATGCTTTAACACTAGCTACACACTACATGTTAAAAAAAGCAGCTGATATAGGTACAGGTGTTACAATGTTACCTAAAGGTGCTAATGCAACTAGACAAGCAATGGACATCCTTGACCATTTACAGATTGCAATGGTTGAGATGAAAAAAGTTGCATATATGACAGGTAATGCGTTAGAAGTACAAAAAGGTAGAGGTATATTTCCACAGGCAGCCCAAGCAAAATTGGGTAAAAAATTAAAAGAGATTATAGAAGAAGAGAAGACATTTACACAACATATGAAAGAGCTAATTAAAAATGGTAATAAACGCCAAGCAAAACAATTAGCTGAAATATATTCTATAACAGATGGTCGTGTAACGTCTTTATCTATGATGCAAAACTACTTAAAAGCACGTTTAGGTTTAGGTGGTATGGTTAATGGTCAAAAGATACCGTCACAAGTATTGAGAGAATTAGCCTCTGTATACTATAATTCTATACTTAGTTCACCTAAAACACCTATCAGGGCTGTAGTAGGTACTAATTTAATTACTGTATTAAGACCCTTTATGATGTATGCGGGTGCTAAGTTTGGTAGAGGAGCTGATAGAGCACAACAAGCTGTAGCAGCTGCAACTATAGATGCTATAGGTAAAGCATACTCAGAAAGTTGGAAAGTATTTAAATATAACTGGCAACAAGGTCTACACAATAAAAAAATGTCTTATCAAGGTAGATTTGATTTACCAACAGATTTACAAAACTTTAAACGGTTAGGTAAATATGCTGAGGAATTTGGTTCACCTAGTGAAAAAATGATGTATAGAGGTTTAAACACACTTGTTAATTTAAATACAAGTCCTTTAATGCGTTATTCACAAAATGCTATGGGTGCAGGTGATGCTGCAGCTAGAACAGTGATAGGTCGTTTTACAGCTCGTATTAGAGCTGCACAAGAAGGTGTAGAAAAAGGTATACCCTTAGATCAATTAACTGATTATGCAAGAGCCCAAGAACAAAGATTTGCAGATCAAATTTTTAAAATGGGTGATGGCAACATGATGGTCGTAACTGACCAAGCAGCATTGATGGCTGGTAGAGAAGCTACTATGACACGAGATGTTGAAGGCTGGATGAAAGCATTTGAAACTTTACAAAACAACCCTGTGGGTATGTTGTTCTTCCCATTTGTTAGAACAGGTTATAATGCTATACGTCTTACCGTTCAACACACACCTTTAGAAGCTTTTAGTAAAAGGTATCGTGATATAATGTCTGGACAAAACCTTGAAAAATATGGTCTTACTGCAGCTGATTTACCAGCTGAAAAAGCTTTGATGGAAGGTAGAATAGCTGTTGGTAGTAGTATTGTAGCTATGGCTAGTATAGGAGCTGCAATGGGTAATATTTATGGTGACTTACCTCGTGATAAAGAGATGAGAGATCTTTGGAGACAAGAAGGTATTAAACCACATACAATGCGTATTGGTAATACTTTAGTTTCTTACAGAGATATAGAACCATTTAACACAGTTATTGCAACAGCAGCTAACGTGTTTAATTATCAACATGCTTTAGATGAAGATATAAAAACAGAACTATTAGAAACTTTAACATTTATGGCAGCTGCAGCTGTAGTTGATAAATCTATGCTTGCAGGTGTTGATGACTTAGCTTCCGTGTTAGATCCCGAAGGTTTACTTAACAAAGGTAGTACATTAGGAGGTAAATTTGCAAGATCAGGTTTACCATACTCAGCTTTAATTGGTAGTATTGGTGATTTACTTGATGCTAATCAAAAAGAAGCTAACAATATGTTAGAAATGATGATTAAACGTGATGCTTTATTTAAATCTTTAGTACCTCCTAAATATGATATGCTTGCAAAAGATAGATCTGGTGTTAAGTTTGAGCCCCCAGGAAGTCAACCATTACTACGTGCATTTAACTTTTTATCACCTGTAGCTATTACTAATACATCTGGAGATTCTGTAAAAACAACTCTATATGAAATGGGTTATAACTTACCAGAAGTAACTAAAACTTATAAAGGTTTACGTCTTACCTCTAAAGAAAGATCTACGATGCAAAAGTATATTTCTATGAGTAGTTTACGTAAAGACTTAGAAAAAGTATTTGACTCTAAATCATTTAAAAATGGTTTTGCAGAGTTTAAAAAATTACAACTACGTAGACGTAACGGATATAGAGTAGAGGATCAAGAGTTTTATAAAATGGTTCAGAAAGTATTTAGAAAAGCTAAAAGAGAGGCATATTTAAAAATGGTAGGAGAAAATCCTACGTTTGCAGATAAATTAAAAGAAGCTAAAGTTAAGAAGAATTTAGGTGGTCGAGGTAGATACGATGAAATAGATAGATTATTAAACATACCAAAATAACATTGATTATCAATGGCAGTTACAACTAAAAAATCATTCGCTGCTACGACTAATGCAACTACAACTGTATTTAGTCCAGTCAGCATACAACTGAATAACCAAGATGATCTAGATGTTTATGTCACATTGTCGGGTGGTACTAGAGTTCTACAGCTACGCCAGTCTACTGGTAGTACTGCACAATCTAGTCACCCACAGGTGAATAATACAGATGGATTATATTTCCCTGCAGTATCTGCGGGAGCAACTTTATACAACTACACACTATCCAGCGATAACAATACAATTACATTTAACTCTGCACTACCTAGTGGGGCAGTAGTATTTTGTGAGCGTAGAACAAGAGATGCAGATAGTTCATATACTAGCTTTGCTAGTGGCAGTACAATTAGAGCTACTGACCTTAACAATTCATCTACTGAATCTAACTTTACAGGGCAAGATGCTAGAAATAAGGCATTAGATTTAGAAGGATCTATATTTGGTGGTGTACAACCTAGTATTAATGGTGTAGCACAACCATTTGTAAACAGTGCTAAGATTATAGATGGTAGTATTGTTGATGCAGATATAAACGCAAGTGCAGCAATAGCTCAAAGTAAAATAGCTACAGGAACACTACCTAGTGGAATACAGATAAATAGTAACAATATAGTAGACAGTTCTATTGTAGATGCTGATATTAACTCTAGTGCAGCTATATCACAAAGTAAAATTGCTACTGGTAATTTACCTAGTGGTATAACTGTAAACTCAGCTAATATTGTAGATGGGTCTATAGTAAATGCTGATATAAATAGCAGTGCAAATATAGCTGGTAGTAAACTAGCAGATGATAGTGTTACTTTAGCAAAACTAGGAAGTGGAGCTTTACCTACAGATATAACTGTAGCAAGTGCAAACATAGTAGATGGTACTATTGTTAACGCTGATATAAACGCTAGTGCTGACATTTCTGGTTCTAAATTAGCAAATGACAGTGTAACCCTAGCTAAATTAGGTAGTGGAGCACTTCCCACAGACATTACTGTTGATAGTGCTAACTTACAATCTAACGCTGTTACAACTGACAAAATCCAGGATGGAGAACTTACAACTCTAGCTGGTATGCAATCTGGTACAGCTTCAAGACTAGCTGATAGTACAGCTCTTACAGCTACTACAGCAGAACTAAACCAGCTTGACGGTATAACACTAGAAACTTCTGTTACTACAAGTAGTGATACTCGTATTCCTACATCTAAAGCGGTAAACGACCTTGTATTGTCTGTAACAAATGCTCTTGGTGGTTTTGTAGCTATAGCAAACGAGACTAGCTTTCCTACAGCTAACCCTGACCCAAGCAACGGTGCTGGTACAGTTGTATCTATATCACAACTATCTACTGGTCTTGCAGTAGCTGCTAATGGTACAACAACTATATCTAATGGTGCTGGATCTGGTAACACTGTAACTATAACTGGTTTTCCTACTTCATTACAAAGTCAGACTTTACCAGCAACCAGTGGATTACAGGTACAGACAACAACAACCTTACATACATATACATTCCACAAACAATTAGCTAGTGCAGCCGATATACAGGCTATTAGTGCTACAGTTAACTCATTCTCAAACAGATACAGAGTATCAGCTTCTGCACCTACATCTTCCCTAGACGGTGGTGACTTATGGTATGATACAACTAACAGTAAGCTTATGGTTTACTCTAGTCAAAACTCTGCATGGGAAGAGTCATCTGCTATAGGTAACTTCTTTATATGTACATTATCAAGTTCATCTTCTACAGGTGGAGGCAGTGCAACAGCAAATGGAACAGCTTATAGATTTACAATTAGTAACGCACCTCAGTCAGCACAAGCTCTTATTGTTAGTGTCGATGGAGTCGTTCAGAAACCTAACGCTGGATCAAGCCAGCCAAGTGAAGGCTTCGTCCTTGTTGGTAATGATATTATATTCGGTTCCGCTCCTGTCAACGGTGCTAGTATTTTTGTTACTGCAATCGGGTCAACAGTCGGAATAGGTACACCTAGCGATAACACAGTTACAACAGCAATATTACAGAACGGATCAGTTACAACTGCAAAGATTACAGATGCAAACGTAACTACAGCTAAGATAGCAGATGACGCAGTTACAGCAGATAAGATTGCAAACTCTGTTAACTCAGCGATTGCAGCTAACACAGCTAAGACGACTAATGCTACTCACACAGGAGACGTTACAGGTGCAACATCTTTAACAATCGCTTCTGGAGCTGTAACTACAGCTAAGATTGCAGACGATGCAGTTACTACAGCTAAGATTGCAGACAACGCTGTAACATTTCAACAACTTTCTAGTAACACAGTAAAAACTGGAAATATTGAAGGTGGTGCAGTTACTACAGATAGAATTGCAGACGATGCAGTTACAGCAGCTAAACTTGCTAACACATCAGTAACAGCAGCAAGCTATGGATCATCAACATCTATACCTTCTATTACTGTCGATGCACAAGGTAGAATCACAGCAGCATCTGGTAACACAGTTAACACAGATCTAGTTGGTGACACATCACCACAGCTAGGTGGCCCGTTAGATTGTCAAACTCATAACATTAGTTTGTCAGACAGTTCGGGTACAGCAAGTGGTTGTGTTACTTTAGGTAATGGTGATGATTTTCGTATAAGACACACAGGTTCTCATTCTGAAATAACAGACGAAGGTACAGGAGATTTACGTTTAGGTGCTAGTAGAACAGTAATAGGTAATGCTGCCTTTAATGAAACACAAGCAATGTTCATACAAGACGGAGCAGTAGAGCTATATCACGACAATCAAAAAAAATTAAACACAACTGGTGGTGGCGTGGTTGTAACTGGCGACTTTAATGCAACAACTAGTATTATCAGTGGTGAACATTTAAAAGTAACTACAGATACAGGAAAGATTTATGCTGGAGCATCAAATGACGCTCGTATGTACCATGACGGATCAGACAGTTATTTTGATTCTGTAACAGGTCATCTATACTTGTATAATCATGCTAGCTCTAAAGCCATAGTATTTGGTACACAGGGTAACAACAGATTTCAAATATCAGATAATGGTCATTTAATACCATCAGCTAACAACACTTACGATTTAGGTACATCATCATATCGTTGGAGAAACATTTACACCAATGACCTTAACTTATCTAACGAAGGGTCATCTAACGATGTTGATGGTACATGGGGTAACTGGACAATACAAGAAGGAGAATCAGACTTGTTCTTAAAAAATAACCGTTCTGGTAAGAAGTACAAATTTAATTTAACGGAGGTATCATAATGGCTATTCAATATGGAGATGGTACTAACTCTAACGGTAGTTCTAACGGTGGTCGAATAGTACAATGTCTAACTTCTCACAAATCTGGACACACAAGTCATACTGGACAATCTTGGTCAAGCAACGTAGGCGGTCTTACACAAGCTATTACAATGAGCGACAGTAATAATAAAGTATTAATTATTTATCAAATAAGCATGAGTGCAGCACCAAACGTATATTCTGGTCAAGCACGTTTGGTAAGAGGTACTACAGCTTTAGGTCAAGGAGTTGCTGGTACAAGTAATCAAATTGTTGCAAATAATGCTTTTTTTACAAGTTATGATAGTTACTCAGGTTATGGTTCATACTCTTTATCTAATGGGTTTTTAGATACTCCGGGTTCTGGTACTCATACTTATGCTATACAAATGAGAAGTGGTTATGCTAACTATGCTGTCTGGTGTAACAGATGTTATACAAACCCTAATTATAATAATAATGCTGGTACATCATCTTACATAACACTTTTTGAAATCGCACACAATTAACTATGGATCACGAAGCAATTAGAAAAGCATACCCAACTGTTGTAACTATAGACGATGACAGTAATGCAATTTTAGATGGAAATGGCACTTCAGTTAGTGTTGAGCAATCAAAAATTGATGAAGCTAGAGTTACACTTGACGCAGAGTATGCAAAAATAAAATACAAAGAACAAAGACTTTTAGAGTATCCAAATTGGAGTACACAACTTGATTACATATACCACAACGGACTTGATAAGTGGAAGACAGATATAGTCGATCCTGTAAAAGTTAAATATCCTAAACCAGAATGACATTAACACAAATAAATAAGGCTGGTTTAGACGAGTTAGCTCTGGATCATGTTTTTACAATAGGTGCGAGTGGCACAGATCATTACACCTTTCAAGGAGAGGGTCTTAACGGAACAGTTAACGACCCCACACTTTACCTAACAAGAGGTAAAACATATAGGTTTGAGAACGGCACAGGTGCTCATCCTATACAAATACAAAGCGTAGCTGGAGCTGGTGGCTCTGCATACAGTACTGGCGTTACAAACAACGCTGGTAGCGGTACAGTCATAGTTGAAGTACAACATGATGCTCCTGATGTGCTTTATTATCAATGTACATCCCATGCTAATATGGGTGGTACACTATACATTGCTGGTGCGTTAGCAGACGGTGGTGTAACTACAGCTAAACTGGCTGACGATGCAGTTACTGACGCTAAACTTGCAAACTCGATCAACACAGCAATCTCAGCTAACACAGCTAAAACAACCAACGCTACTCACACAGGCGACGTTACAGGTTCTACATCTTTAACAATCGCTAATAATGCAGTAACTACTGCTAAAATAGCTGCTGATGCAATAAATCATACTAAGATAGCTGACGATAGTATTGGTGCTGAACATATAATTGATGGTTCTGTTACTACTGCTAAGATAGCTGACCAAGGTGTAACACTAGCCAAACTTCCACATGGTGATGGCAGTAGTGATGGTAAGTTCTTACGAGCAAACAACGGAGCAGATCCTAGCTTTGAAACAGTTTCATTACCAGATGCTGACAGGATAATAGAAGGCAACTCTTATGCAGAAATCTTAGATACCGGTAATAATGGTATATTTAGATTTTTACCAGAAGGTATAGAAAAATTTAGAATTCAAACTGATGGGAACGTAGGTATAGGTACAACAAGTCCAGCCTTTAAGCTTGATATTACTGGAACGGGGACAGCAAATGGGTCGACATTAAATATAACTGACGCTTCTTCAAGTGCTGATAGTCGTCATATAAAATTAACACGATCTTCAGCAGCAGCCTACATTGGAGTTGCTGGAAGTATTCCTAATGATCCATTTTTTATTAGTCGAACTGGTAATAATAGCGATTTAGTTATAAATTCGTCTGGAAAAGTAGGTATAGGTACAGCAAGTCCAAGTCAAAAACTCCATCTAAAAGACACAGCACCGATGGCACAAATTGAGTCATCAAGTTACAGTTCTTTTGTTGGAACAGCAGAAGCAAATGACAATATAGGTAATGGCACTAAGGCTGGAAACTTAGTATTAAGAGGTCAAACTGGTATATCTATTAGTGGTAATGGTGGTACTGCTACCCAAGTAAAAATTGACGCAGATGGATTAAAATTTGGATCTGACACCGCAGCAGCCAACGCACTTGACGACTATGAAGAAGGCACTTACACTCCAACCGATCTAAGTGGTGCATCACTAAGTTTAACAAATAATAATACAGCCAGATATACAAAAATCGGAAGAATGGTGTATGTTCAGTTTGATATAACTTGGCCGAGTACTTCTAACAATGCTGATGCTAGTTTTACTATACCATTTGCTCTTCAAGTTTCTTATGGTTCAGGTGTAGTTGGATGGACAGATAATGGAAACCCACTTGTCATACATGTTGGTTCAAGAGCCTACGTTATGGATAATAACAATAGCTTAGGTTCTAGTTCTCAACACGCAAAAAATAATGAAATATCAGGTAAAAGATTAATAGGGAATTTCTGGTACATAGGTTAATTTCCTAGACCGAAGCTACGTCTTAAAACTAAGCCTAAACCTGTTTTAATCGGAGATTAATCCTAATGGCATTAGCCGAATCAATCGAATACGACAAAATAGAAGTTGTCGGAACATACAAAGCGGTACAAGTCCGCAAAGCAACAGTCATCACAAAAGATGATAAAGAATTAACAAGAAGTTTTGAAAGATATGTGCTACAAGCTGGTACGTTAGATGGTAATGATGCTCTAGTTGATACTGACATATCAGCAGAACCAGCAGAAGTGCAAGCTATATGTAATGCAGTTTGGACTACTGACATAAAAGCTGCATGGAAAGCAAAACTTATTGCAGATAAGTCAGCATAGTGGAAATACCCACCATAGTATTACCACCAGTAGAGACGATAGAAACAATATCTATACCTTTACCAACAGCAGACGTACCTTCTTACATTCCTTTAGTTGTACCTCCAAGTGATCTTAGAGAACCAAAGGGTACAAAACCTGTAGAAACTGTTGATCCACCTAAACCAACTTTACCACCTCCTTTTCCACCTTACCCTTTACCATCGCCTGATATATTAGTTCCTACAGTTATTACAGCTGTTACAGCAGTGGCAGCTACAACTGTAGCCACACCTATTATACAAGATATTAAAGAAAAAATAACAAAGTTTTTAAATAATAAAATAAAAAAATGGAAGGAACAGAGAAAGAAGAAAAAGGATTCCTCGGTAAAGTAAAAGATATTGCTGAAGACAAGGAACATCAAATAGAATTTCTTGGAACTATAGTACGACTAGGTGTAGTTGTTTGGTCTGGTTTTATTATTACTATGAACTATGTAGAAATACCAATGGTTAAAAAATCTGGTAACTCTGATATCACTTTTGTGGCCAGCGTATTTACTGGAGCTTTGGCCACATTTGGTTTGACTACTGGTAATAAAAATGGTAAAACACCAACCAACTGTCCTATGATGAAAAAACCCGACAAACCAAAAGTATGAAAAAATTACTCATACTCTTAGCACTGGTTGCACCTACAGTAGCAAGAGCTAATACGGTAACTCCCGCCTTTACAACAGGGAGTATGAATAGTACGACTACTACAACTCAAGTAGTAACCGAGGTCGAGCAAATCCAGGTCTTCGGAGCTGAAGTAAACACTTGGTCTGGGTCAAACATCTCAGCAGCAGCTAGTGCTGGTATCGCTGGAGGCGATGTCGTATTTACTGTTACTGACACAACACTACCGTGGACACTAGAAACAACAACCAGAGCAGCTGGTTTAGTAGAGCAGTGGGATACCACAACAAACTATACAATAAACTCTACTACTACATCGCTCTCTGTATTCTCACAATAACACCAGTATATGCAGAAGGAGACACAAACAACTCGTCCAACCCTGTGGCAGCAGCAACAGGAAATGTTACCAATCAGGCTGTGCAATTTCAAAATAACGGAGCACCGTCTAGACAACAATATGGTTCTTCCATATCTTGTAACGGATCAACAATGACGTTTAGCCCTTTTTATATGGGTAACGATACCTCACCGTATGACGATGAAGGTTATGTTATATCAGAGAACTGGGGCTTTCAAATAAACTTTTCAGTACCTTTAGACAAACGTGGTCTTGAACAATGTAGACAGATTGCCAAACGTCAAGAGGAAAAGATGAGATTAGACTATGAGTTAGTTCGTGCTCTTAAATGTGCAGAGCTGATGCAGAAAGGGTTTACAATACGCCCTCAAACACGTGTAGCACACATGTGCCAAGATATTGTACCTATCCAATCATTA